AAGTGAACTGAAACCAGCGGAATCCGGTGATGCGCAGTCTTAAAGGTGTCTCCTTGTCGCGCATCATCGGCACCGCCGCCCGTGCCTTCCACTTCCCTGCCGCGTCCCACATGGCGCAGGGTGGCACGGGCGGCAATCATCGCCGCAGCCTAGACGCCGCAACCGGCGGGCGGCGCGGCGGTGGATTGGGCACCTTCGGCCCGATCAATTCAGAAGTAGCGGCTGGACAGTCCCTTGTCGGGAGCCGCGCAGCCTATCAGGCTGTCAATAACCCCTACATCGCCAACGCGGTTGCAAACCTTGTCACCGCCCTTGTGGGCACCGGGCAGCGCCCGAATGTGCGGGGAGTGGAACGGGAACTGCGCCGCCAGCTACATTTTGCGTTCGACCGCTTTTGCGAGACCGCAGACCATGCGGGGCGAACCGACTTTGGCGGGCTTCTGGCGCAGATCGCCCGCGACATGGTGGTGTATGGCGAAGGTCTGGCCATGATGCACGACACGGCGGACGGGCTGCAAATCCAAGTCATCCCGCCGGATCATCTGGACCCGGCGAAAACCGCAATCCTGCGCGATGGTCGCCAGATTGTGCAGGGGGTGGAATTCGACGCCAGCGGGCAGCGGGTGGCTTATTGGATTTTCCCCGAACGCCCGCATTCGGTTTTCGCTGACCATTCCCCTGCCGTCCGGGTGGAGGCGGCACACGTTCTGCACGTCTTTCATCCGATCGCGCCGGGGCAGGTGCGCGGCCTGTCTTGGGTCGCACCGGCGGTTGTGACGGCGAACGAGTTGAACCAGTGGAAAGACGCCACGCTTGTCGGTGCGAAAATGTCCGCAATGCAGGCGGGCTTCATTACTGACACGTCAGACATTGGCGGCGACGAAGAACTATTCGCGGAACCAACTTGGGAGCCGGGTGGCCTTGTCCGGTTGCCCTTGGGAACTGACGTGAAATTCAGCGCCCCGGACCAGATCAAAGACGCACCCGCCTTGCTGCGCATGACGTTGCAGGAACTTGCCGCTGCGCTTGGGGTGCCGGAATTCCTACTTTCGGGTGACCTGACCAACGCCAACTATTCCAGTCTTCGGGCAGGATTGATTCCTTTCCGGGCGCGCATCGATCAGGTGCAACACAACACGCTTGTGCCGCAATTCCTGCGCCCGGTCTGGCGGCGCTGGCTGGCGCTGGAAATTCTGGCGGGCCGCATCGACGCCCCCGCCGATACCCCTTGCGACTGGATCATGCCGCGCCCGCAACAGGTGGACCCGGCGAAGGACTTGGAAGCGACCGAAAAGGCGCTGGCCCTTGGCCTGACCAGCCGCACCAACGCCATCAACGAGTTGGGGTGGAATGCGGACGATATTGACGAAGAAATCAAAGCGGATCGCGCCCGCGAAGCCGAATTGGGCCTGACCTTCGCCACCCCGACAACGCTACCGACGCACCCGAAGGAGGGCACCGATGCCGCTTGACGCCACCTTGGCCCCGGCCAGCTTCGACTCCGAAGCCCGCACCGTGGAGGCGGTCATCGCCACCACGGCACCCATTTCCCGGCGCGATGCACGGGGCACCTTTGCCGAGGTGCTGGATTTTTCCACGCTGGACCTGACCCGTATGACGGGCCTGCCAGTTTTGGACAGTCACAGCCGCGCAAGCGTTCTTCACACCATGGGCACCGTGGAAGCGGTGCGGGTGGAAGGTGACAAGCTGATTGCGAAGCTGAAATTGAGCGCCGCCGATGACGTGACACCGGTTCTTCAACGGATTGCAGACGGAACCGTCCGTGGCTGCTCCATCGGATACACGGTCCAACGATGGAAAGAAAGCAACAGCGGGGGAACCCGCACCCGCCGCCCTGCCGAATGGGCAATCACAGAGGTCACCTTGACTTCAAACCCTGCGGACCCCGCAGCCACACTTAGACAGAAGGAGGCCACCGTGCCGAATGACGTAATCGAAACCCCGGCGGATGACGCCGAAAAGACCCGCCGCACCGAAATTCGGTCGCTGGTCCGGTCTGCTGGCCTTGAGCCGCAGATTGCCGATGACCTGATTGACGCCGGGGCGGACCTGACCCGCGCCAAGGCTGAAATCTTCGATGCGCAGCAGAACCGCCAGCGTAGCGCGCCGATCATCCGCAGCCACGCCCCGGCCAACGATGACCCTGCGGTCATCACGCGCCGCCAGACGGACGCGGTGGCCTACCGCATGGCCGGTGGCGAACTGCCCGACGATGCGCGGCAATATGTGAACATGAGCCTGCGCGACATGGCGGTTGAAAGCCTTGCCCGCGAAGGTGTTTCGACGCGGGGCATGTCTGCTGACGAAGTGTTTACGCGGGCGGCGCACACGTCCAGCGACTTCCCGCTGGTGGTTTCGAACGCCGCAAACAAGGTGGCACTGGATACCTACAAGGCGGCGGAAAGCCCCCTGAAAACCCTTTGCCGCCAGCGGACGCTTCCGAACTTCAAGGAAAGCAACGCCATCCGCTTGAGCGACATGGGGCGGCTTGAACCTCTGTCCGAAGACGGGGAAATCAAGGCCACGAGTCGCGCCGAGAACGGCGAGTCCATGCGCCTGAAAACCTTCGCCCGTGGCCTGACCGTCACCCGCGAACTGCTGATCAACGATGACCTTGGGATGTTGGGCGACATGACCGCCGCCCTTGGCGAAGCCGCCGCGCAGACCGAAGCCGATGAACTGGTGAAGCTGCTGACCGGTAACCCGGCGATGTCGGACGGAACCCCTGTCTTCGACGCCAGCCGGGGCAATGTCGGCACCGCCGGTGCCCCTTCGGTGACCGCCCTGACCGAGACTCGCAAGACGATGCGGACCCGCAAGGGGATGGACGGGAAAACCATCATCGCCGTGGCCCCGCGTTACCTTCTGGTTTCGGCGGCGCTGGAAACCGAAGCAGAAAAGGTTCTGGCGTCCATCCAGCCGAACAAGGCGGATGACGTGAACCCCTTCGGCGGCAAGCTGTCGCTTCTGGTGGAACCCCGCTTGCCCGACGATTTTTGGTACGTCTTTGCGGACCCGGCCCGACTGGCGGCGATGCAGTACGCATATTTGTCCGCCGCGCAGGGCGTCCAGATCCAGCGCACCGAAGCGTGGGATACCTTGGGTATGAAATTCCGGGCCTTCCTCGACTTCGGCGCAGGGTGGCTGGACTGGCGCCCCGCCCAACAGATTCCGGCCGCGTGATGACGCTGGAAGAACTTACCGCGTGCCGGGATAGACTCCGGCGCGCGCGCTTCAAGGGGATCATGACCGTTACCATCGACGGCGAAACGGTCACCTACAAGACGGACGCCCAAATGGCCGCAGCCTTGGCGTCCATCGAGGCGGAAATCTCGAAACTCACACGCGGGCCGCGCCCGCGCACCATCTATCCGCAGACCACGAAAGGACTGACCTGATGCGCAATTTTGTTCAAACCGGTGACACGCTCACCTTCACCAGCCCTGACCCGGTTGCGTCCGGGCAGGGCGTTGTCATGAATGCACTGTTCGGTGTGGCCGCAAGCGCGGCACCCGCTGGTGACCCCTTCGAAGCCGCCGTGGTGGGTGTGTTCGAACTGCCGAAGACGGCGGGTGCCATCGACGCAGGGGCGAAGGTCTACTGGAAGGCCGACACCGCCAATGTGACCACGACCGCGACCGGCAACAAGCTGATTGGCGCGGCGACCGAAGCCGCAGCCGATGCCGCAACCACGGTTCGCGTCCGCCTGAACGGAACGGCAGCGTAAGGCGGGTGTGACGATGGCAGCGGCGAAGGCAACAGTGAAGCAATCGGACCTGACACGCATGTTGAAGGCGTGGAAGGCTGCATGGGACACGCCCCCGGCGGTTCATGTGCAACCTGACGGGACCGTTGTTCTGTTGCCTTCGGACGGCACCGCCGCGCCCGCCGAAGCGGAAATGACACCGCGCGAGAAGTGGAAGGCGCGCCATGCACAAAGAAGCTGACAACCTATTCGTTTATCCATTTCCGGCGGGCGTGAGGCTCGACCGCCCGCGTTCGATGACGTGGCCTGTTGACTGGTGGCTTCCTTCTGAAATCCGCCTGCTGGGCCAAAAACAGGTTCGGGCAGTGGCATTTGATTTGTTCTGCATCGCGCAGGGCGAAGACCCGGTTGGCACCTTGCCGACCGATGAAAGACTTTTAGCAAGGCTGGTGGGTGAGACGCTGGAACAATGGCAGCGGCTCATGTGGCAAGACCCGCACCCGCTCACGGGATGGGAACTGTGTCGGTGCGAAGGTGCCGGGGTCCGGTATTACCACCCGAAGTGCCTTGAAATCGCGCAGGAGGCGCACTCAGGCTATGGGGCAGCATGATCTACCGAAAGGGGTTCACCGGGTAAGGCGAAAGGTCAAAGGCGGCTATCGCTGGCACTTCTACGCATGGCGCGGCGGGCCTAAATTCTGGACCGATGACAAGCGACACCCGACCGAGAACGAATTCTATCAGGCATTCGCGGAAGCGACGGCACGTCCGCAACCGGCGGACTACATGACGCCGCAGATGGTCGATGACTTCCTGTCCAGTACCGCCATGCCTAAAGGCGAACGGTCCCGCGCCGACCTTCGGAAATGGGGGCTACGGTTTGCGGAACACTTCTGGGATGCGCCCGCAGTGATCTTCGAAGAACGGGGGTCGCGTGGTGACGTGAACGCATGGCGGGCACAGTGGAAGCATTCCCCGAAGCAACATGACGCAGCTGGAACCCATGCCGTGCGAATCCTGAATTGGGCGGTGGAAGAAGGCAAGCTGGCCGAACACCATTGCCACAAGCTGCACCGGCTTTACGAAGTGGACCGCTCGGAGGTCATCTGGGCACCATCTGACCGCGAAGCGTTCAACGCGATTGCCCCTGAATGGGTCCGCCGCATCCTCTGTGTGGCCTGTGAGACTGGTTTGCGCCCCCATGACCTGACCACCCTGACCATCGGTCAAATCGAAGAAACGCCGATGGGAAGACGGCTGCGCGTCCGAACGAAGAAGCGCGGGCGGCTGGCGCATATCCCGATTACCCCCACGCTTGCCGAAGTCATCGACGCAACCCCGCCGGGGCAAATGTTGATTCTGACGAACGCAACCGGGAACCAGTTGACCACGCACAGGGCTTCGGAGGGCGTCAGACAGTGGCGGGACAAGGCCAAGCTGTCCAAAGACCTTCGGTTGTATGATGCGCGGGGCACAGCCGCCACACGGCTGCTAAATGCGGGCCTGTCTATGGCCGAAATCGCAAATCACATGGGCTGGTCTGTCCGGTACGCGGCGAACGTCATCGAGCACTACGCACGGGTTTCACCCGACGAAACAGACGCCGTTTTGGTCAAACTGGCGCAGGCAAAAGGGGGTGCAGCGTGAACAAAACTGTAAACGCACCTGTAAACGGCGCATGGCGCGCAAAGGGTGGTTTGACGCAAGTCATTGAAAATAAATGGAGGTGGGTACCGGAATCGAACCGGTCTTCACGGATTTGCAATCCGGTGCGTAACCTCTCCGCCAACCCACCGTTGCCAAGG